TGGTTGCGTCGACCGACGTCAAGTCGTTCTGCGGCCTGCTCGGCAAGGTGCTCCCGATGCAGATCGCAGGCACGGGCGACGGCGGCGGGATCGTGGTCGAGATCGTGCGTATGAGCGGTGGCCCCCTTGCGCATCCAACTGCCTAGCGGCGGCTGGCGTCCGCGACCCTATCAGCAGCCAATGTGGGATTACCTGGAGCGCGGTGGCAAGCGTGCTATTGGCGCGTGGCATCGGCGTGCCGGCAAGGACGACGTGCTGCTGCACCGTACCGCGGTTGCGGCGTTCGAGCGCCCGGCGACATACTGGACGGCGCTGCCCGAGTACGCGCAGGCCCGCAAGGCGCTATGGGCCGCCGTCAATCCGCATACTGGCAAGCGCCGCATAGACGAAGCGTTCCCGCAGGAGCTTCGCGCGTCGACCAATGAGCAGGAAATGTTCATTCGGTTCCACAATGGCTCGACATGGCAGCTCGTCGGCTCCGATCGGGAACAACAGTCTTGTTGGCGCGGGCGTCGCAGGGGTGACCTTTTCCGAGTTTGCCTTGGCCAATCCGAGCGCATGGGGCTATATCCGGCCAATGCTTGAGGAGAATAACGGTTGGGCCGCGTTCATTTCCACACCGCGAGGCCGTAACCATTTCAAAAGTCTCATGGATATGGCGCGGGGCAATCCGGTCTGGTTTGCTCAGACGCTATCGATTCATGACACCAATGCGCTCACTGCGGAACAGGTTGAAGAGAGTCAGCAGGAGTATATCGCGCTATATGGCGAGGATATGGGCCGGGCGCAGTTTGCGCAGGAATATGAAGTCAGTTTCAACGCCGCAATCCTCGGCGCCTTCTACGCCCGCGAGATGCACCAGGTTCGTTCGGAGGGTAGGATAGCGTCAATCCAGCCGATACCGGGCCGCCCGGTGCATCGGGCGTGGGATATTGGCGTAAAGGACGACACAAGCATCTGGTGGTTCCAGGTCGTCGGTCAGCGCGTTTACATATTGGATTGCTACACGGCGAGCGGCGTCGGCGTTGACCACCACGCCGAGGTGGTCCGTCAGCGGGCATCGGAGCATGGGTTCGTCGACGGTAACGATTACGTCCCACATGATGCCAAGGTGCTTGAGTGGGGCGTTGGTCGTACCCGGATTGAATCAATGGTGCGGGAGGGATTGAAGCCGGTCCTGGTACCGCTCGCCGGCAAGATGGACGGTATCAACGCCGTTCGGCTCACGCTGGGCAAATGCCTGTTCCATCCACGCACCGAAGCGGTAGGGATGGCTGCGCTGGAACAATACCGGCGCGAATGGGACGATGACAAAAAATGCTATAAAGCCAGTGAGGTGCACGACTGGACGAGTCATCTGGCGGACGCGATGCGCTATCTTGCCCAATGCTGGCATACGGTGCCCGTGGTAATCGATACGTCAAACCCCGCTCCGAAGCCGGGTCAGACGATACTCCCGCCGCCGCCTGAGTATGACGAGCGGAGTGGCGGCCGGCGGATACGGGTCTAACCTTTCGTTGACATTTCGTTGCTATCGTGTCGTTTGAGTCTGACCGATAGGTAAGCCTAACGCATCAGCGGGAACGGAGTTAGGACCGTCGATCCCGTTGCCTCGACGCCGTATGGATATCGGTACGGTCAGACTCTCCCTCCCTTACGTTTCGTTGACATTTCGTTGCTATCGTGTCGCATCTGACTGAGGACGGAACGGCCTACCGTCACGCCGCCCATGGACGCATGGACCCGGTGAGTAGCTACGTAGTGAAGAGATGCGGGACAGGGCGCCCCGCCAGTCAGACCCTTATGGCTACTAGCTCAGATGGTAGAGCGCTTCGCTGTTAACGAGGATGTCCCTGGTTCGAGTCCAGGGTGGCCAGCCCACTTCCCTTACGTTTCGTTGACATTTCGTTGCTATCGTGTCGGTTCGCGCCTTGTGGCGCGCGCTCACGCGAGGACTCCGCTTGCCTCCTTCCGTTGCTCACACATGCCCGTCGAACCACTGGCTCAAAGAGGACTTTTTCCGGCTCGCTTGACCACAACGAGGAGCAGGAAGTCCGAGTCGCGTTTGAGTACGACCGGCCTGTGGCGCGTCCTGTGATTCGCGAACAAGTAATCGGCACCATTCTGACCCACGCACTCCCCGCGGGGAATGCATGACCGGCCGGGATCAGAAACGTTTCGAGTTGAAGATTACCTCGGAAGAACTGGCGAACCCCATTTACGAGGAAGAACATAACCCGTTTTGTGTATCTCGATCCGGACTATGAAGATTTTTTAATGGAAGTTGGCGTGATCGATCCTGATTGGCGCGCGTGGCTTGCGGGGAATGCATGACCGCACCCCTTGTCGCACGAGCGGGAACTATCATCCTTAACCGCGATGGATCGCCCGCGGCGCAGATTATGCGCGACATTCACCGGGGCGAGGTATTGCAAACTATTCATTTCCAATTCGCCGATGGTCACGTTCCGGTTCGCGGCGAACTGTTGCCGCAGTCCGTATCGGACTTCCTTTGCGGTGCGGGGATTGTATGAGAAAGCGCGTCTCAAAGCGGCGTTGGAAGGCTCGGTTCTTGCTTGGGGGCTGGGTTCCGTATGAAGCAATCGTGAATCATAACCTTGCCGCATTCGTCGCGGGCGCGGAGTGGCACGCCGCCGCCGATGCGATGAGGCATACCGCATGACCGACGCAACGAGCCTCGACAAAGACGTCCCTGGTCTTGCCGAAGGCTCCGACACCCCCGGCACCGTTCCGAACGAGCCGAAAGCCTCCCGCGGCTGGCTCAAGATGATCGCGGATGCCGAGAAGGTATTTCACGAATATCACGTTAAGGCCGACAATCTCGACAAGCAATATGCCAATCTGGAGCGGCTTTCGAACACGACCCGCGACCGTGAGATACAGCTCTTTTGGGCCAACGTGTCCGTGCTCGGCCCGTCCTGCTACTCCCGGCCGCCCATCCCCGTCGTGGTGCCCCGTTTCAAGACCGACGAGGAGTTGCCGCGTACCGCCTCCGAGATGCTGGAACGCGCGTGCATCGTCATGTTCGAGAAAGAGAACATTGACGGCGTGATGCGCCTGATTCGCGACGATCTGGTCATCCTGGCGCGCGGCGTGCCGTGGCTACGGCTGGTTGGCTCGGACAGGGCAGCCATCGACCACGCCGACCGCAAAGATTTCTTGCACGAAGCCGCCCGCAACTGGAAAGAGGTTGATTGGGTCGCTAAGCGTTCGTGGCTGACCAAGGAAGATGCAAAGGCGCGCTTCAAAGCCGCGTCCGGCGACGCATACCAGACCCTGCAATACTCGGTTCGCAAAGACGGCGAGAGCGATACGGACGACGGTGCGTCCAAGGCTGGCATTTGGGAATTGTGGTGCAAGTCGCGAAACCTGGTCGTTTGGGTCGCCGAAGGCTCTAATGTCTGTCTCGACGAAGGCAAGCCGCATCTGAAGCTTAAAGACTTCTTTCCGTGTCCGCGGCCCGCATTCGGCACGTTACAGCGGCGCTCGCTCGTCCCCGTGCCGGATATGCTGATGTATAAGGATCAGCTCGAAGAAATCAACGATATCACCGACCGCATTGCGGCGCTGACCGATGCCGTCAAGGTCCGCGGCTTCTATGCCTCGGGATCAGGCGACGTCGCGGATGCCATTGAAAAGGCGTTCAAGGCCGATTCGAACAACGCCGTCATTGTGCCCATTGCCAATTTGCAGGGTCTCAGCGGCGTCGCGCTCAAGGATGCAATCGCATGGCTGCCGATCGATGTCATCAGCGCAACCATTACATCCATTATCGCAGTCCGCAAGGAATTGATTCAGGACGTTTACGAAGTCACTGGCCTGTCTGATATCATGCGTGGCTCGACCGAGGCGTCCGAAACGCTCGGCGCGCAGCAGCTCAAGAGCCAATACGGCTCGGTACGCATCAAGGACCGTCAGGACGAATTGACGCGGGTCGCCCGCGACGTGACGGTCATCACCGCCGAGATCATGGCGCAGTACTTCTCCGGTT